CGGATGCCATTCAGGCCATTATGCTGGTAGGTGCGCAGGCTGATCTTTACGGCGCCTGCAATGGGCTTGAGCGGGCTTGGCGGAACGGCGAGGCTCATATCTGCACTTCCTTAGCCTTCAGCCGCTGCTCCATCTCAGTCAGCCGCGCACGCAGGTTCTCTACGGCCTCAATCGACGGCCCTGGCTTGGCCAGACCCATGGCTCGCAGCCGCTTCAGTTCCTCACGCGCCGCATCATCCAGGCTGCCCGCCTCTTCCGCCAACTCCAGCACGGCCAGGCTGAGCAGGTTCACGCGCCATGGCTCGGGGTTGATGCCTTCATTCTTCCAGCGCCATGGCGTGGCCTGGCCCATGCCGATGCGCAGCATGGCGTTATAGCCTGATACTTTGAGGCGCTTGCACAGTGCACGGAATTCGGCTTCTGCCTCCAAGCCTGGTACGGAGTCTTGCGGTCGTCGTTTGCTAGCCATGATTTTTCCTCTGAGTGGGTGATGGAGGAATTATGTTGATAGCTATTGCGGAATGCAAGGGATTGCGCGATTATCTGTGCCGACGGCGGGGATTGGCCCTGCTATATCTGATGGTGATGACGTGGTGGCCGATTTTCCTGCTGGACACGATCCTCTTGACATCGACTACTACGGCGGCCATCTGGTTGCTGAGTCCATTTGCCATTCGAACCGTGCATTGATTGCCGCTGCTCCTGATTTACTGGCCGTCCTTGAGGATGCGCTGCATGGAGTTGAGGGAAACCACCCGCTCGACGCCGATATCCATTCTTGGCAAGATGCCGCCCGTTCCGCCATCGCGAGCGCAAAAGGAGAGAACAAATGAAATTAGTCGATATTTTGGCGCGAGAGTTAAAAGATTGGCCATCAGGGGTTGAAAATATAATGCAAACCTTTGCAGGGATGACATTTTATCAGGATGTGGAAGGGCAGATAGTTCCTCTTTCTCGTTTTTCGCTTGCCGAGGACTGGCGGTCGGAAAAGGGCGTCACGCGCGAGCAATGGCTTGATGCAGTAAGTGTTCGCAATGAAGCACTTCCTACGGTTGGTACGGTATGCGGATTCTGCCGTTTCCCTAATGTACCGGAATGCGAATGGCAGAAAGTTGTAATTGTTGCACACTGGACTGAGGGCTTAGAGAATCCATTAGCTATTTTCATGAGCACATCATTTTCGCCTCAAGCTGATCAGGCGGTTGCGAAATGCTTCCAGCCGCTCCTAACTGTCGAGCAGATCGCGGCGGATGAGCGGGAGGCTATAATCCAGCAGCTTGAGATTGACACAGATTGGATTCTTGATCGGAATTCATGTGAAGCGGTGATCGCAGCCGGCTATAGAAAGCAGGTGCAGCCATGAATGCCTCCCAAAAACAAGCCCTGTTCACGCTGCGGCAGGCGCTAGACCTGTGCTATGAATGCGGTCTGCGCATAGTGGCAACTGAGAACAGCGGACAGGTTGATATCGAGTTTATTCAGCCCGGCGATACCGAAACAGCAGACTGGTTCAATCGCTTTGATGTGGATTTGTTCGAGGCGGAGAACTGCGATGAATGACCTAGGCCTACACCCCTCCCTCCCCGACGCCGACTACCGCGCCGACCCGGGCATTAACGCATCCCTGCTCAAAGCCGTTGACCGCTCTCCGGCCTACGCTCTGCACTTGCAGGACCAGCCGAGCGACAAGCCGTGCTTCACCGACGGCCGAGCGATCCACTCCGAGGTGCTGGAGCCAGAGATGTTCGAATCTCGCTACCTGGTCGTGCCGTCCGATGCGCCGCGCAAGCCTACCAAGGCCATGCTTGAGGCCAAGAACCCTGGTGCGGCATCGGTAGCAAGCACACTGTATTGGGATCAGCTGAGCGAGGAGGCGGCCGGGAGGACTATAATCGACGCTGAAGAGTACAAGATGTATCGAGGGGTAACCGATTCGGTCTGGTCGCACGCTGGCGCACGCACCTTGTTAGAGGCAAAAGGCTATGCCGAAGCCTCGATGTTCTCAGAATGCCCGGTTACCGGCATTCGCCAGAAATGCCGATGGGACAAGCTGCTAGAGGATATGCCAGTCGGAATTGACCTAAAGTCGACAACCGACGCCAGCACAGAAGGCTTCCAGCATGCTTTGAAGAAGTTCGGCTGGGGTATACAGGATGCGCACTACTCGGCTACCTTCAATGCTCTTTTTGAGCAGGAGCTAGAGGCCTTCTTGTTCATCTGCGTCGAAAAAGCACCGCCCTACCTTGTCCAGATTCACCGTATCGAGGAGGATGACCGCGCACTTCTCAGGCTGCGCCGCGATCAACTTATGCTAAAAACACAGCAGTGCCGGGCATCCGGAATATGGCCTGGCTACTCTTCGCAGATCCAAACAACCCGACTCTCCGGCTATCACCGGAACACACTTTCAGCACAGATAGGAAATGACCAATGAATGACTTTATGACCCTTAACGAAGACGGCAGCGCTGCGTCGAAGACGATCGTTAACGCCGGTTCGGTATCGATCGAACAGGAACGCGCGATTGCCGAGGCACGCGGGCAAATCCAGATTGCGAAGATGTTCCCGCGCAACCTGAATGCGGTTTATGCCGAAGTGATGGAAGCCTGTAAGCTCAAAGCACTGGCGGAAATCGCGTTCTACACCGTGCCGCAGGGTGGGCAGAAGGTAACCGGCCCGAGCATCAAGCTTATCGAGCAGGTTGCCAGCGCGTGTGAACACTTCATCTGGGGGCATCGTGAGCTGAGCCGCACCGAGGCGGGCATCGGCCCGAAAGACTTCGGCCGTTCTGAGGTTGAGGTCTACGCGTGGGACATGCAGAAGAACAACAAGTCCCTTCGCCAGATCACTGTCCTGCACGTGCTGGACACCAAGGAAGGCCCACGTAAACTGCGCGACCAGCGCGACATCGACAACAAGATCGCCAACGTCGCCAGCAAGCAGATGCGTGGCCGGCTGCAAGCGTTGCTTCCCAAGTGGCTGATCCAGGCTGCGGTCGAGCAGTGCCAGCAGACTTTGCTGGGCAAGTCGGATGAGCCTATCTCGGTAAGGGTTCGTAAGATGACGCAGGCATTCTCCAAATACGGAGTAACCGCAGACCACCTGGAGCGCTACTTGGGCCACGGGCTAGACGACGTTATGATTGACTCTTTGGTTGACCTGACTGGCGTGTACAACGCTTTGAAGGATGGCGCCAGCCCTTCGGAATACTTCGACGCGGCAGAGGTTGGAGTGCGCACCGTAAACGCAACGGTCGACAGCCTGAACGAGAAGATCGTGCAGCAGGAGAGCAAGCCTGCACCTAAGCCAGCTGCGAAGCCTAAAGCCGATCCAAAGCCGAAAGCTGAACCTAAGCCAGAGCAAGATATTGCTCCTGAGTCAAAACCCGATCAAGTTGTAGAGAAGGTGGCGGAGCCCGCGGGGGATCACGTGCCTGACGCGGATGGTGACTCCGTAGAGCTGTTCTAATTCCGAAATAATATGTTGACGCTCGGCGACGGGCGTTGCATATTGCGCGGGAACCTAAACAACCGAGATTCGGCTATGACAAATAAATATTTCACCGTTGTGTTTGAGATTGATGATCTCGAAAAATTCAAGCCGGAGGCCGCAAGGTTCACCAGTGCTATGTGCGGTAATACAGAATTTCCAGGAGCAACCGTAACCGGTGCTGGCTGGGAAGACTCCATGACCGAGCGTGACAATATGGGCGAGTTCCTTTCGCTCAATGATTTCGACGTCGACAGCATCGCGCGCGGTGAAGACCAATGAAAATCGAAATCAAGAACTACCGCGGCATCGCCACCGCCAACCTAGAACTCGCCAACATTGCCCTGGTATGCGGCCCTAACGGTGCCGGCAAGTCATCCATAGCCGAGGCCGTGGCAGCCGCCTGCACGCGCAACCCCTCACCGATCCAAGGCCTGCGCAAGAAAGACGCCTCAATGCTGCTCAAGGATGGCGAGAAACGCGGCCAGTGCGTGGTCAGCGACGAGACTGGATCGGTCACGATCAACTGGCCAGGCGGCACCGTCACAGCCACTGAAGTCGCTCCGCAGTGCACGGCTATGGCTGCCGGCCTGGAGTCGTTGCTGGACATGACACCGGTTAACCGCGCTGAGCACCTGATCCACTACATGAAGGCACTGCCTACTGAGGCAGACCTGCAGGACGCCTTGGCGCCCGCTGACGTCTCGGCCGTATGGTCAGTGATCCAGTCGGACGGCTGGGACAAAGCCCACGACCGGGCTAAGGAGCGCGGCGCCAAGATGAAAGGCGCCTGGGAGCAGATCACCGGCGACAACTACGGCGGTACCCGGGCTGCATCGTGGGAGCATCCTGCGCTGGAGCGGTATGCAGGCGTGACGCTGGGTGAACTCCAGACTGCCAGCAGCGAAGCGCGTGCGGCTCTTGAGGCTGCGCAAGCAAACCGTGGTACGGCCCAGCAAGTGCTGGATGGCTTGAAGGAGAAGGTGCGCATCGCTAAGGAGGCCGAGCCTTTCATCAAGCAGATGAAGGTAGAGATAGCAGACACTGCTATAGCTGCCGTTAATGCCAAGGAGGCTCTCGACGCTCTGCCTCATCCTGAAACAGCAGAGGCGATGGCTGAGTGCCCTCACTGCAAGGGACACTTGGTGGTGGTAACGCGTACATCGGTGCGCAAGCCGGCAGAGGGCGGCGTGGATGAGGCTACTAATGCAGCGCGCTCTGAGGCCATAGCAGTCGCCCAGGCGAAGCTGGATGAACTGAGCCAGTATGGCCGGGAACTTGACCAGGGCGTGGCGGTTTACGTCTCGCAGCAAGCTGCAGGAACCAAGGCGGCAGCCGACCTGGCTCGCCAGCCATCCGGCACCGCGACTAGCGAAGATGTGGTCAGAGCGCAGCAGGCCGTGCAGGCGGCTGATTCTGATCTGGCCCAGTTCACGGCTGCGCACGATGCACAGGAGCGCGCCACGGCAATGCAGGCGAATATCCAGGCCAACCTGCTTATCATTGAGCAGCTTGCACCGCAGGGCCTGCGCCAGCGCGTGCTGGATCGCAAGATGGTGGAGTTCAACGCCATGCTTACTCGCATGTGCAAGACGGCGGGCTGGCCTGCAGTGGTGGTGGACGATGATCTATCGGTCACCTTCGGCGGCCGTCCGACCATGCTCTGCAGCAAGGGCGAGCAATATCGGGTGCGCGCAATCCTGCAGCTGGCGGTAGCAGATCTGGACGGCTCCGAGCTGGCGATCTTAGACGGCGCCGATATCCTAGACCGGTTCGGGCGTAACGGCCTGTTCAAGATGCTGGCGTCGGCAAAGATAAAGGCATTGGTGTGCATGACTATCGACGGGCGCGACAAGGTACCCAACATCAAGAGCGCAGGCCTGGGGCAAGCGTATTGGATCGATCAGGCTGAGCTGCAGGAGGTGGTGTGATGATTACCGACAAGATGATCGATGAAACCCTGGTGGAGATCCTTCGCACTAAGCGGGCGCTGGAGGCTTTACGAAAAGCCCGGCAGGCTAGTACTGACAAAAGACCTGGACAAGAAGGCTCTATAGGGGACTGGAGTTATTGTGACCAACGTACTGAGCACGCCGCCGCCAAGCGCGCCAGCCTTGACCTGACGCGCAAACTGGCCCAACTCCGCAAAGGTGACTAACCATGTTCTCCGATCTCGAAGACCTTGAGCGGGACTTTCCCGCGCTCGCCTCGGTTATCCGCAACCAGCATGTGCCCGTCGCAGGACGAACAACCTACCGGCATGCAACGTCAGGACGCCTGTATGCGGTCATCAAGACAACCGACCAGGCGGCTACCTTGGAAGCCCTTTCAGGCCACATGCGTGAGATCTCCATCACAGACCTGGCGCACTCTGGTATGTGGCAACTGGTAACCTCGTAATATTAGCTTGTATTCCGCAATAACCTACCCTATAGTCTCTCTCAGTCAACAACGATGAGAGAGACCACTGATGAAACCTTCCAAGATTCAGCAGATCAGCCAGCAACAGCTTGATGCCCTCCTGATCCCTCATATGCAGCACGGCCTTGTTCACACGGCCTACAACGCTGGCAATACAGCTTTCGAGTACCGCCTGCCAAACAACACGCTTCTTGCCGTATCGGTGGGCATGAACCACTTCTGCGAGATTCAGCGCGTACCAATGGTATCGGTGTGAGCCGTGTCTGGCGTGTGCACGTACCTGGCTATAACTCATTCACCATGGTCCTGATGGAAGGGCCGCTTAACCATGCCGGCGCATTGCGCGAAGCGCGCTTGATCTGGCCAACTTGCGAGATATCAGCATGAGAACTTCAATAGACCGCATCCAGGGCCAGGCCTACGCGCTCAGCCTGTTCGCATCCATACAGGGTTGCAGCCATAACCTTTTCAAGATCAGCGGTGCTCATACGATCCTTGAGAACCTGGAAGTCAGCGTGAAGTACCACAAGGGCGAGTATGCAGCCGGCATCAATGACGTGCTTGAGGGCGCACGCAAGGCCTTGAACGCGGAGGCAGGAGATGAATAAGCTGAGTATCGCGCAGGAGCGCCATGACAATGCGCTGCCCGATGACGACAGCCTTCTCCAGCAGGCTTTGCAGGAGTGGACTTACACCAATGCCGAGTACCTGGTGAACGGCGTAGACATCATCGTGGGCGGCGTGAAGGTGGCAAGCTTCGAGCAGTACATGAACGAGCTTCAGCAGCACCTGGCCAGCAGGCTTGATGAGGATGAAGAGAATGGGCTAGCTGTGATGGTGCTGCGCGGCCTGCGCCAGCACGGATGGGTCGGATCGGCAGCCCGCGACTTTTCCGGCGGCCCTGATGTGCACCTCGACATCGCTTCGCGCATGCTTGAGAAGCACGCCGAGCAAGGTCTGGAGGAAATACGCAAGGAGAGCCTGGAATGAGCGTTCTTGCCGCGCTGGTCATAACATCATGCCTCGATGCCGGCATGACCAAAGGCTGCGAGCCAAAGACCTATCCTGTCCAGCGTCAGACGCTGTGCGAGTGGGATCGGGTGGCACGCATCAATCATGAATATAAGATGGGGCGCTTCGCAGTGGGCGAGTGCCTGGTCAAGAACGAGGGAGTGGCTAAGCGATGAAACTGGTAGATATTTTGGCACGTGAGTTGGAAGAGTGGCCTTTAGATTGCGGGTCTTGTGTGCAAGACTATGATCGTGAGGTGCGCTTTAGTCATGGGGCGGCATCTGATTTCTTTGCGAAAACCTTGGCAGACAAGTGCCCAAAAATCGCTGCAGAAGATGGTATTCCGTACGCTGGTAGAGTAACCCGCGCCGAATGGCAAGCCGCCCGCGATGCTCTGCTGGCGCTTGAGCCTGAGAGCGTTGCGTGGGATGGGGAAGGACTGCCTCCAGTCGAAGCAATTGTTGAGCTTAGGAGCGTATCTGCCCAAGTGCATTGGGCAAAGGCCAAAATAAAATTCGCATCATACAATGTGGTTGTATGGGAATGGGTTGGAGAGCCAGCTATGAATCCGCTGTGCACTGCCTACGTCCACTCTTTAGAAATACGACCTTTACGCACAGCCGAGCAGATAGCGGCGGAGGAGCGCAAAGCAGGCATACGCACAATGATGGATGAAATAGGTTTCTCATCTAGCGTTCTGAGCAATAAGGACTGCGAAATTCTATGGGACGCCGGCTACCGCAAACAGGAGGCGAAATGAGCCAGGACAAGATGCGGGAAGAGTTCGAGGCAGCCTGGATGCTGCGTTACCCGGCGCTAGGATCTATATCTCTTAAGCGCAGTGCGCTCAAGCATGATGACTATGCCAACACACGGGCCAAAGAGGCATGGTGGGCCTGGCAAGCCTCGCGCGCCGCATGCGTGGTGGAGTTGCCAAGCGCAACCTGCATTCGAGTGCACGACTACACGCCTCTTGAGGTTAGAAGTTATTGCGCAAAAGCCATTGTGGCGGCAGGCCTGAAATGCGAGGTGGAGTCATGAGCAAGCACAACGACGAAGAGCTGAAGCGCTTGGCGATGGCCTGCCCGCAGACCGACCCGCTGCGTCTGGTCAAATATAACGGAACCTGGCGTATTCGAAACACGGCGGGCACTGTGCTTGCCGTGCACAGGGATCCCTACTTCCCGGATTTCATGGCGCAGAACGAAGCCTATGCGCGACTCGTTGAGGCCGCAAACCCCGCCGCCATCGTAGACCTGCTGGCCAGGCTTGAGGTTGCCCAGGGTGCGGTCAAGACGCTTCAGGATCAGGTGACCACGCTTCAGGCTGATCCCAATAGTTGGCAGTCGGGCTACGACGAAGGACGGCGCATGGGTACCAAGACGGCGTACAGCGAGAGGGAGCAGCTCAAGGCCGAGAACGAAGGGCTGCGCAGGGATGCGGAGCGGTATCGATTTATTCGAAAACCAAATGGCTGCGTATACACAAGGGCGACCGAGTATTTCCCAGGAATTGAGAGGGCAAGTGGAAGCCATTTAGTGAACTTGGAAAATCTAGACATGACAATCGACGCCGCCATGGCCAAGGAGCAGCAGCCATGACCGCCAACCGCACAATCCAATACCTGCAGGCCGAAGTGCACCGCGCCGAACAATGCGGTAGCACAGGTCTCACTATTAACATCAAGGATCTGGCCGAGATCCTGAACCTGGCACAGCGCGCCGAGCACATGACGCCTGTAAAGCGCGAGACGCAGCACGCAGGCTTCATACACCCAGAGGCCTTGGCAGGTATACTGTCTGGTACCAAGGGCAGCACGCGAATTCACCGCAGTCAGAAAGGAGGGAATGTCATCCAGCTGCTATTTTCCGGCAACCTGAAAGAGATCAGGCGCGCTACTGCTGCGCCCGTCCTCGAAACCACCGAATGAGTTCCTTGTATCGCTCGATGTTCTGCCTGGCGCCTTGGTTGTTTGCAGAAACCAGCGCCAGCGCATCGGTATCAGAGATATCTGATTCCGGCATCGGTTCGAACTCTACAGGATCTTCAAGCAGCCTGGGGTCAGGGTTTTGCGGCTTCGGGCACTGCTGGAGAGCCTGCAGCGTAGCCGGCTCCGCTGGCGTTGTAGATGCGCACCCATTCAACAGGCAGAGTGCACTTGCCAGCAACAGAGCGATCACGGTACTTGATGACGTCGCGCGTGACATACTGAATCTCCTTGGCTCGGGCAGGCTCTGCCGCGTCCAGGCGTTGTGTGGACTGAGTAGTATTTTTTTTCGCAGCGGTGTCGATCTGCGATACCTTCGCCGTTATCTTGGCTTGAGCGGCTATCCCTTGCTGACGCTCTGTCTCTCTCTCGGACGCATAGTCTCTGCCATCCTTCCATCCCCTAGATACCCATCCTGTGCTAGCTGCTGCTCCAAGCACAACCAGTACAGCAAGAACGCGAACCCAGGGGCTCATACCGTAGAGGCCGCCACTTGTTTGTACCCGGAGACGAACTTGGCATGCAGGCCATCGAAGTCGCGCTTTGCGGCGCCTGGACGCCATGCCGACAAATACAGCTCCCAAGCAGCCTCGGCATCGCCGACCTTCGGCATGGGTTTTGAGTCGGTCCACAGCAGCAAGCGCGCAAGTGCGGCCGCCAGCACACGATCTTTCCCAATAGCCTGGTACACCGCCTCTTCGGTTGCGGCAACCCCGCAAGACTTGCATGCCGCTGCAGCCATATCCTTGACAGCGGAATGCGTCAGCACACCGTGCACGCCGCCTCCGCGTTCCATCTGGTAGTCACCACGTGCAGGTCCGCCCACTTGCTGCTCAAGCCTCTGTGGATTCTCCTGGCGGTTGATGGCGGCAAGCATTACCCGCGCATCCAGGGAGTTCATTTTTGCCGGCAGCAGCGCGAGGCCTGCCTTGATATCTTCAGCGATCGAATTCATCAGATCACACCTCTATGCCCCATGGGCAGGAATTTGGCCAGGTTGCCCTTGGCGTAAGCGACGAAGAACAGCACCCCGATCATGATGATGACCAGAGGTGGCTGCGAGTAGGCTATGAAAGAATCGAAATTGTAGGCCACGCGATAGGCCTCGGCAGCATTGGCGCCAGCGAATATTCCAGCACAGAAGCCAATAACCCTCTTGTGGACGCTTCCCTCTGGTGCCTTGTATCCAACAACCAGAAGGAAGATCAGAAGGTGGCATGACCCGCGCGTGGTCAAGAGAAGACTGGGTGCCACCTGATAGATAAAGGCCAGGAATTGACAGATCATTGCCAGGATCGCAGAGTACACGACCTCCCAGAAGGGACGTTGCAGGAACTCATTCATTCTTCTTGCCTCTTTGGAGGAAAGCCGGCATTAAGCCTAGCAGCAAGTCAATCCAGTCTGGCCTAGGGCCTCCCTCTGACCACGCTTTTAGCGAACCAGCGAACCAAGAGACGACTGCGGACACAAAGCACGATGCTATGGCCGCCCCGGCGGTGTTTGACCATACACCTAAGACAAGTATCCCCACAAAATAGCCCACAATAAATGAGAAGATTGCGTAGAGTATTTTGGAGCCGATCGGAAGTGTAGCGGAGGCAGCCAAAAACATGCAGCACCCGCCAATGGCGCCAAGACCTAGGCTCTGATCGGCAGTAAGCAACATGCCGGCGACGGCAACCCCGCTGCCAGAGGTGATTCCGTTCACTACTAACGCAGTGGTTACGCCCTCAGCGCTCATATGGCATGTACCTTCGTGATGACTTCATATTTACCCTCTACCACGAAGCTGGACGACCCCATTGGAGGCCAAATACCAGAGCTAGCACAGCAAAACCTGCCACTGCGGTGCCAAACATGGCGCATATAGTCATCGATGACTGATTTAGCCTGGCCTCATCCTGTGGCTTGACGGCCTGGATCACAAAAAGCGAACACAGGAAGATATTAGCACTTATGTCCCGGTGCATGAAGCTGGACATGATGGCCAATGATAGCGCAAGCAGGCTCCAGCAGGTTGAGCGAGTCATCAGGCACCAGGCGGGGGGAAGTTGTCGTCGTCGAGATACATTCTCTCGTCATAGTTTACCGCCTTTACGGAGCAAGTGTCCGTGCCGGAAGGAGAAACCGACTGGATAAGCGCCGGGAAGCACCAGTTGTCTTCATGCCCGAACTGCAGGATTGGCGGCTCTGACGGTCCATGCAGTTCAGGAACGCCACGCATATCTGAGATGAAGTCTGCAGTGCTGATCGTGAACCGGCGATCATCGATCCTGCTGGCTATGTAGGGGCCTGCAGCGGAGCCGTCCTTGCGTCGCACCACTACCTTGTATCGGCCGGGCTTCGACCAATCCAGCGCCTCTGATGAGGTGATGAACACGGTGCCGGCAACCTGAATGTAGTCTATAACGAATGCAGACTGGCCATAGCCAGGCGTCGACACTCCCAGCGCCACATAGTCCAGGTATCCTGAGTTGAGGGCGTCCAGTTCGGTGCGGAATGAGTATTGCCGGTTACGGTAGATGTGTGAGCGGCGCTGACGCATACCGATGCGCCACGCGCGCCAGCGGTCTCCCACACCATCGACCTTGATCTTCTCGGTGCGCTCTCCCTTATCGCCGGGAAGCCTACACGTTACGGTCTCGTCCTGCAGCGTTATGTTCGAGAAGTAGCTAACATCTACCCCGTCAAAATCATCTGGCTGATCTGGCGCCGAGAACTCGTACGAGAGCGGATCAGTCATCACTTGCGGGTTGTAGACGTGATCAAAAACTTCTCCGCGCGGCTGATCGCGGACTGGTGTGATGACCCCACGATTGATTGTCAGCTCAGAAAACCCAACGCGAAGAGCCTCTATTAGCGCCTCTTTGACAGTGAAGGGGCTGTTTATGATCTTGTCGTACCATTCGCCACGCGGTGTCCAATAGGTGGTCTCCAGTCGCTCCAGCTCGACGATATCCAGGTCCTTGGTATCGTCGTAGCCAATGCTGCGGCACACATAGCCAACCCATGCAGATATCTCGCGGGTAGGCTGTGGGGCCTGCCAGGCGCCGTTCCTAAGAACAGGCAGGATTCGTGTACAGTCCACCGATATCATGGACTCGGTCTGGCTTGAGATGCGGTCGCCGCCGCGAATATTGGCCGAAAGAACGGTCATCCCTTCGTAACTCGTCTTTGAGCCTGATGGCATCAGGCCGTAAGCTGAGTACCACATCGTGGTGTCATGGTACTCATTCTTGCGCAGGCCGCCCTGCTGCACAAATACCTTGCGCTCTCGTATTTGTGGCCTCATTGGGTATGGCAACTGGATGGTATCGGTGAAGCCAACAGCATCGAAGGTCGAGGCCGTATGAGTTATGCGGGTGGTCACCACAGGTCCGCCATTCATGTCCTGGTAATCAACGTCGACGTAGATGGCCAAAGGGAATTCTTCGCCCTTTGCGCCCAGGCCAATAAGGCCTGCAGGGCAGAAGTTACTGACCTGAATGGCCGTTATGACCTCACCCACGGGGCATGCCGGGAACCATCCACGATAACCGCCTTCAAGGTTCGAGTCATCAAGTACGATCTGGCCCTGGCTGGTAGATCTGCTGGCCCAACCTGGCCACGCATCATCAACCGTTACACCATCAGAACGTATGCGTTTGACCTGGAGTATCTGGTCTCCACGGGCAACGATCTGGTACTTGAGCCCGCGAAAACCCATAGCCATGGTCAAGTTACCCAGGGATAGTCCGGTTGCCGGCGTCCCACCCTCATAATTAAGCTGCAGGTTACTTTTGTCTGCATAGCTGACGATGTAGCGCCCTGCGTTATCGCCCTGGATCTCTATCGTATCGCCAACCACAAATCCGAGTTGCTCGATGTTGCCCGAGATAACATCTCGCCCGTCCGCGCCGCCGCCATCCCCTACTGTATATGCGTAAGGAGCCGCGATGTCTATGATCAGGCCAGAAGTCCAGTCCGCTGGGAAGGTGCCCGATCCCGTAGGGATGGATACCGTGTCCGCGTTGAACTCAAGCACACTTGAGGTTACTCGAGCTGTTAGCGTGCTGGTAACCGTCAACTCCAGGCCGTTGGCACCTGTAGAGCTAGCGCCCACTTCTGGCACCTGGTACCAGTAATTGTGCGCGGGGTCATTGCTCAGATCGGCGCCAGGCGGGTATATCTTGAAGTAGCCATCAGGGCCCATTGACACAATCGGCGTCTGGCCAATCTTCACGCCTTCTGCTGTTATCTGATAATCACCAATACCCACCGCCAGCATCAGCTCTCTGCGTTGCTCACGTGGTCCTAAGAAATAGGTGTGGGGAACCACAAGGTAGTCCCCATAGCGTGCCTTGTTCCTTCCTGCCAGCTCGGCCCGCACGTCATTGATCTTGACCTTGTTGCCCTTGGCGCTGGCCTCGTCCAGGTCATCACCGCTCTTTGATGAGGCGGATCTCAGAGAGGGTATCTTGGGCGTCAAGAAACTCAGCACTGCCTTGGCGCCAAAGATCAGCGCCGCAGTGATAGAGAATGGGTCTGTCCCCTTGGGCTCGCGGTAGATCTCCAGCTCATCTGCTGGCTTGAACGTGGTCTTTTCCCACTGAACCGGAAGCAGACGCTCACCATTGAGGTACACGCTCATCGGCAATGCTTCGAGGATAACGTCTTCGCCTATCCCATTAGCGCGCAGCCACTCAAGGACGCCCCAGCGCCGGTCTGTGGTATACGACTCCTTGCCCTCATCCGTAAGGCGGCTGGCATAGACTTCGATCATGCGCGATCTCGATGATAGGTGACGGTGAGGTGGTCTTTGACCCATTCGGCCAGCAGGATAAAGCGCGGCCCCCGCACGGGGTTTATCTCTAGCACCCGCAGACGGCCTTCATGCTCAAGAACCGTGGCTACGTGCACGCAAATGCCACCATGCAGGACAGAGGCGATGGCGCCATGCTCGGGCCCGCACTCATCCATGAGCGAGGACTGCTCGAGGTAGGCTCGGGTGAAGCCTTTGGGATTGTCGTTGCGCAGATTGCCGTACTCGGGCATCAAAGGCAGGCCAAGCTGGTAGTGCCGGACATGCCTGACCATCTGCCAACAGTCCATCTCGGTATCGGTGCGGCCGCCGTCGACATACCGGCATTGCAAGTAGGCGTTGACCCATTTCATCAGAGATATCTCAGGGAAGGAGCGTAGTCGGCAGTATACAAGGCCCGCGGCCATTGCACGTCAATCATGTTGAAATAGCCGCACTGGATCTGTGCGACCACGCCTTGAATTGATCCTGATAGTACTGTCAGCCGATAGGGCGGCTCGGCCGGGGCGTTAAGGTTGGATTTTAGGTATGTGCGATATGTGGCAGACACTCGCGCCCTCGCCGCCATAGCCGCATCCAGGCGCTGAGATACCTGCCCGGTCGTGTTATCCACCGCAAAGGCCAGCGTCTGGTTACCCTTGTTGTCTTTCTTTGCCAGGGCTATGTCGATGTTGGCGCCCTGGAAAGTCAGCGCCCGCCCATCCTCCGCTTTGACGCTCCAATCTTGGAATCCGTTCGAGATCAGCTCCGGACCGTCCCACGCCGAGCAATTAAGCTCCAGCGTGCGAATAATCACGTCGTTGCCGGCGCTGGCGTTGATCTCTTCAAGGATGCTCATGCTATCTCTCTACCTTGACAAACCATATGCCGGGGTCAAGGTCTTTTGCAGCCCCCGTATCGTTACGGAAGTAAATCGCTACCATACCCGGCGCCTGAACTGCCGCAGTTACCTGCAAATCTGTCAAGTCGTAAGGCGCAGCAACGCTCACGCTATCTCCAAAGGCAGCTTCTGGAAAATTGACCAAGAGTGTCTGCCTGGAGTTTGGAGCCACTGCCGGAGGATCGATACTCACAGACCGTCGTAGCGAGCGGTGATAGTTTGTACTGCCCGATAGATTAAATTTTGCGGGAGTATTAGAGGATTGCACCGTGCCGATAGTGAAGTTGTCCCCGGCCCACACAATGTCCGTGTCACAGTTTTTGAAGTTCAAGCCATCTAGCAAGCTTCCACCACCCAACCCTTCAAGACCTTTTGTGCAGTTTTCAAGCGTCAAGCCCACTGCGGTGACCCGACAGTTAGAGGAGGCTACATAAACGCCCGAGCTAGTCTTTTTCTGAGCGTAGCCACTGATAATACCCGACACCGATATACGGTCGGAATTACCATTTGCCGTCACACCTGCTACAGGGAAGTATTCAAATGTTGAATCTATTACGGCGTCTGTCACGTTCTGTAAAGCAACGCCGCTACGGGCTTTACCTATAGCACCCGTTCCGATCTTGCCGCCCTTCACTGTGACGAAATCGGCGTTACGGATCAGGATGTTTTCACCGTCAGTATCATCCGTGCCCACGCCCGAATAAGTATCGGCATGCATAATGTCAATTACTTTCCAGTTCTCGCAACGAATTGTATAGGTCTTGGCGTTGGCATGCCCGTTGGCGATAAGTGCTACCGGATTCTTTCCACCCGAAATAGACGTGTCAATACCATTCATAAAGATTGAGGTGCCTTGACCCACAATCTCGTAATCCTGAAGCCTAAAGTTTTCGCAATGACCGGTAACCTCCAGGCCCGTGACGCCCCCCTGGATGTTAATGCCGTTAAGTGTGATGTTGTAGCGAGAGGCGTCGGGATCGTTTTCCAGTAGCATGCCGTGGGTCATGGTTGGCCCATTGGCAATCACCGCTACGTTTTGGAAGCGGAAAGACGCACCGTTCTTCTCATAAACGCCGGTGTCCCAATACTGAGCCCCAATATCGGAATATCCTCGGACAAGGACGTTTTCCAAGAGAGCTGAAGGTATGGTTGGATTGGAGGATTTATTAGTGCGGGTGAAACCTATACCCGTACCTCCTATACCGTCCTTGGCCACGGTTAAATCACGCATCTGCCAAGAATGAATAGGCACCGAAACGGAAGATGCATCCGAAAACATAACGCCGTCACCGGAACCGGCAAAGCGAAGCACCGTGACGTCAATGCCCGCGCCGAAAATTGTCACGCCTTTACCGGGGATCGATAGTGGACCAGATAAATAGTAGGTGCCTGGCGGAATATAAAAGGCGTCGAACTCATCCAGAGAATCAAGGAAGTCTTGGAAAGCCTTTCGACAATCATTTTTATTGTCAGCCACTACCCCATACTTCTGCACGTTTTTTATAGCAAAAGAATCTACGCGTTGTAGAGCAATGAGTTTGCTCTGATCCGTAGCCCAAGTGCCCGTTAGCGTATAGGGTAGGGTGGTAGAAGGCGCTAGCCGGTACTCGACCCCTTCGCGCACAACATATTGAAGCCTAGACGAAAGCGTCAGGCCTGCAGCGTATTCACCCGCATAACTGAAACCTATTCCGTCGATAAAGCCGGAGAACCGCGCATTCATACCTGCAATAGTTTCCCGGCGACGACTAAAGCGGTCAGTGACGGAGGGTGAATCACTGTTTGCATAGCGGTCAAACACTATGGCGTTATCGCTGAGGTCCTTTAGGTCGTTTGACCCCAGGGCGTTCCCGGTATTGTACATATCAGCCATTAAAATCACTCCAAAGCCAAAATTGCAAAAAGAGTTATAGCAGCATTGCAATTGGTGCAGGTTATAGTGCCGTCCGTACCAATCACCACGCGAGGCCCAAGAGCGGTCGTGCCAGGTGTAACGTTAGGAGCCGAAAGCACACCTACCGTAGTGGTGACCGGCGGCCTGAATCCTGCCGGTAGCGTGGCTATCAAAGTGCCGTCGGTTTTTGTGCCGCTGTCAATCTGCATTTCGATCTGGAGCATGCCCAGGTACTTGCGGTAGACCGCCCGGCGACCACTCAAAGCAACCCAGCCATTCTGCAGAGTTAAAGCGGTAAAAGCAGTGCCCACCAGGGCAGACAGCGACGTTATATCGTTGTTAGCTCCGCTGCCGGCAGCATTGAGATAACCACGGGTGAGGGCATCGCTAGATAACCCAAGCAGGCCGCGACCGTAGCTGGTAGCGGTGAATTTGCTGGCAGCTGTACCGCTTGTAAAATAGGGTATCGAGTTTGATGCTGCGCTTACGCCAGCCAGGGCTTTAAGGGCAACCGACGAAAGAGAGAACGTCGCGGTTACGTCGGACGTCCCATCCAGAATTACCGACCAGCTCCCGTCACCAGTCGTGGATACAGTGCGTGGAGTTGTCCAGGCTGCAGCGGTGCCGGCATAGGCAGCTGTGTCGCTAGCGGCTAAAGCACCCAGGGCGGTTCGACCGGAAGCCTTGTCGGCAGCAGTATTTGCAAGCGCCAGCAGCGTACGTCCCAACGCGCCACTGTCAATGGTAACCATACCGCCCGAGCTATTGCTGAACATGGGCACTTTGTACTGGCCCGAGGTAAGCGAGGCCAGGCCCATCACGTTGGGGTTTACTAGTGCCGTTGCCGCTCGCTCGACGTAGCTGTAGGTAAGGCGCAGCACGCCCCGCCGATCCGGCTCGGTATCCTGACGGCTATGCATGAATCGGTCGAACGCCTGGGCGTTGTCGTCTAGGTCGCGAGGATCTAGTGAGGGGACAGGGTTTCCAGTGTCGTAGGTCATGGCTGTGGCCAATCCTCGTTGATGGCTTTATCGGCAGCGTCGGCGTACTTCTGCCACGGGTTAAGCGGCCAAAGTGAGTTTACGGCCACGTCTAGAATATCGGCATCGAGTATATAGTCAGGGAATAACACGTATCCATCCGGCAGCTGGGGTTTAAACCTAACCTCTAGCTGAGCAGTATACTGCCACATGCCGGTACCGTGCACAGGTATAGGGCCAGAAGGAGAAGCTGTAAACCTTACCTCTTCTGACTCATACCGCAGCGGCGTCCAGATAGGGAATTCGAACCAGCTCGATCCGGCAACTTGGTCAGCCCACGCATCGAAGAGAGCGGCTTGCTGAGCGGTGAAAAGGAAGGTTACCGGTGTAAATGTAGGGACGCTGTCGAACTCTATCCGCTGCCTGGCGCGGCCCGAATCCATCTCCGTGCGCCTAATCCGATTGGCAGGGCTGAATCCGTAGTCATCACGTATCGGCGGAGGAAGGCGTGCAGGGTAGCTAATCATCTGCCTACCCTCTTGAGCCCGTAGGTATTCTCCAGCATCGTGGCCGCATCACCCTGTTGCGCGATGTTGGAGACGAACCCTGTGATATAGGTATCATCACCCTCTTGCCGAGTGCTGGCGGAGCCCGCCTTGCTGGCATCCTCTTTGAATGTCACGTAAGTGTTCCCCTTGCTGCCTTGGCCGCTGCTGCCCTGGTAGGCTGATGCATTTGCGCTGGCCTGCATCTTACCACTGCGCATGGCATCGAGGTTGCTGATACCGATGCGGGATGTGGCCGCTGCGTCGATAACGTACTCGCCTTTGTGGACAATACCGGCCACCTCTGACTTGCCTCCGGCGCCGGTATAGCCACCTTCCTCGAACCCTATTGCGGAGCCAGCGGCCAAGCTGGACGCAAGAAGCGTTGTGCTGCTGATGGCCGCAGCTGCCGGCACGCTGTTGGTGCCGAACGATGCGAGGGACGCCAGGGCTGCCGCAGGGGCCCATACTGCCGCAGTGGCGGTTGCGGTGGCTGCCGATACACCTACTGAGGCAGCGGCGACCGACTGACCAAGGGTTGCGTTCACCAGGTACTGGATGCCCAGCTTAACCAGCGAAGAGATCAGCTGTGTCTCGATCGTCTGAGCAACCTTGGAAAGACTATCGCGCAGGTTGTCGCCGTTAACGATGCTGTTGGCGATGCTGTCGGATATGCCGTCAGTGAGAGTGGTAAACACGCCCGAAACCAGGTCTCGCGTGGTTCCGGCAATGTCCTGTGACTGTTCAAGGAAGTCTTCGAAACCGCTCTTGGCGCCATTTACCCAGTTCTCATTGGCTGCCGTGATGTCGTCATAGTTCTTGAGGATCTGCTTGGTGGCATTATCATGCGACTTGGCCAGGCCTTCGACGTCCGCCGCATACTCGGTATCCGACATCTTGCCCTTGTTCTTGGCAAGGTTTCGCGAATCACGCGCGAACGACAGGTCCTCATTGTCGAGGTCATTCGACAGCGTGGATCGACGCCGGCCACGGCCAACGTCGGCCACGGCACGCTCACCAGAGCGCCGCAGCGCCTCGGTACGCTCGTTCAGCGCCTCCACGTAGGCCTGGATAGAGGATTTCTCCTTCTCCATGGCCGCTATGTTTTCAGTGGCCGCTACCTTCTGCTGGCTGGCGTTGTCGCGCGCCGACTTCGCGGCTGCCGCCTGGGCGTCTGCGATCTTCTGATTGATCTGGATGCGCTGGTCTGCGGTTGTGCTCGACTTGTCCCGCACCGCTTCAAGGGCGCTGATCTCGGCCGCATATGCCGACTGCGTTTCCTCTTCTTCCGCCTTTAGCAGAAGCAGCTTCTGGTCGTTGTAGGCGGTCTGAGAGATAAGCCCAGCCTTGCGATTTGCATCAAGCTCCTTCTCGGCGTTGTTGTACTGATCGACAATGGCGGCGAGTGCGTTTTTCTGGTCATTGACTGCAGTCAGGTCTACCGAGCCTGCAGGCTTGGCCGGATCTTTATATTTATCCTTGGCCTCCTGTATTTGCCTTGCAACATACTCAGGCTGCACACGCTTGTCGTTAGGGTTTACGGCCCTTATCTTGGCCGTATCCTCCTCGATCTTGCGGATCTCTGAGGCACGTTTTTCTCGATTGGACTGGTTGGCCAAGTGGCGGGCATCGGCGCGCTCAGTAGCTGCTATGCTTTCATTCTGAATTCGAACGCGATCCGCAATGTACTGCCCACGCGTCTTTTCGGCCTCGACCTGCAGGTTCAGCAGGTCAAGCAGCTTCTTATCGCTCTCAAGCGTGTTTCCGTCATTTTGTGGGCCGTAGGTGTCGTCACCACTGATGGTCGCGCGGCTGTAGTTGTTGGTCTTGATGCGGCCCTGGACTGCATCAATCTGATCCTGCAGTGTCTTGGGCCTGCCCACGCCAGCGATATCATCGAACGCTCCCTTGGCGGCGTCCTTGACCTTAAGCCAGGCGCGTTCCACGTAACCAAGGTTGTTGGTGATCTCGGCGGTTCTATTCTTGATAGTGTCGGCATAGGTGTCAGTCAGAAGCTTGGCCGCGCCAACGGTATCGCCCTGTTCCTTTAGGGCGACGATCTGGGAGTACACCGACTGCGTCAGGAAGTTGTACTGGTCATTCAGGTCTTTGGCCGCAGCGACCGGGTCCTTTCCGATCTTGATGAACTCGGCCACGGTATCGCTCGCAGCCTTTCCTGTCGTGCGCTGCATTTCAAGTGCAGCGATGGTGATCTCTTCAAACGAGCCTGAAGCCACCTTGCCAGAGGCCGCCAGTTGGGCCAGAACCTCTGCAGCGGCGCCCGTGGTGCCAACGGTATTGGATATGGACGAAGCCAGGCCTGCAAGCTGCTGCGCGCTGCTGCCGGCGGCATTGCCCGACAGGATTAGCGAGTTCTGGAAGGCAGTTGTCTCCGAGCTGCCCTTGTTGTAGGCCAGAGCCAAGCCTGCAGCGGCAGCGGCCGCTACAGTGAACGGGTTAACCAAGCCGAGCACGTATCCGCCCAAGGCCTTGGCTGCCGGCCCAATTCCTCCGAACATGTCCTTGAGCTGGCCGCCCTGCTGGAGGAAGACTGTCAGAGGCGCCTGGCCGCCCTGCAAGCTGGTGACGATGTCAGTGAACTGAGCCGGCACACCTCGCAGCGCAGCAGCGGTCTGTTTGGCAGAGATGCCTACTTTGCCAAGGCTGTCCGCCTGAGCAGCGGCCGCAGCCGTGGCTTTCTGCGCAGAATCGACTGTGCGCTGCTGAGTGGCGTTGAGGGATTCTGTTTTCGACTGGTATGCGGTGATCGATGCAGCGGCCGTGGTGAACGAGGTGGCCGCGCTAGTAACGGATGCCCCAACGGTAGCCATAAGGCGGGCGGTAGCATCCTGCTTGGCATTGAGCGCCTGCAGCTGGCGAACGATCTCCTGCGTATCGCCTGAGATCTGACTGGCCGCCCTGTTCCAGGCCGATCCCGTGGACTTGGCTGCCGTCTCGGCCTTGCTGCCAGCATCGACCAATTTATCAAGGTCGGTTGCCGCCTTGGTGACGTCGTCTGTTTGAATCGAG